CCCTTCACGGGTCGAGACACCGACATTCGTTTGGACGATGACATTATATCTAAAAACAATATTATTTTTAATCTCGTAAAAAGGACGAAAAAAATTTGAGTTATGATTATAGATGATCGCACAAAGCCCAGGTCCGCTCAGCCAGCATTTTGGCAAGATTATCGAGACGATCTCGAGAAAAGAGAACGTCGAACCTGTACTCGAGGACGATGACGACGATGTAGTTATAATCGACGAGACCCCTGGAAATATTGTCGTGAAAGAAGAACAATTTATTCAGGACGATGAGAATATTGTCGTGGTCGACGACGACGATGTAATTAACGAGACTCCCGTAAATATTGTCGTGAAAGAAGAACAATTTATTCAGGACGATGAGAATATTGTCGTGGTCGAAGATGCGGACATCGAAGAGAGTTGCGTCAGCAATAATCTTGATACCGAAGAAAATACCGAAGAAAATACCGAAGAAAATACCGAAGACGACATTATATATTACAAGGATGCTCAGATAAAATACGAGTTTGGCAATTTGCGCAAAGAGAACGGCGTGTACTTTGCTCCCCTGAAGAAGCCCGTGATGATCCAGACTCCCGTTCTGAGACTAAAGGAACCTATATCCGGGATTTCGACGATGCTGAAAGTGTCTGGAGGATTTGCGAAGTTTGTGAAAAGCCACGAGGAGAACATTCTGAGATTCACGAAGGCAAACAAGACGACGTGGTTCAAAGATGATATAGATGACAACGTGATCGAGAGCGGATTCAAGTCATTTTTAGAGGCGGACCAATTAAAAGTCAAGATCTCGGACGATTTTGCATCGTTTGATACCGACGGAGACTTTATCGACAGCGCGTTTTGCACTCCCGCAGAAGTCAGGTGCATCTTAAAAATTTCCGGAGTGTGGTTTGGATCTGTCGAGTTTGGTTCTATAATGTCTCTCGTTCAGACGCAGCTCGTAAAGCTTCCCAAATGCTCGATCAAGACGGATCGCGAAAGGAAAAATTATAATTATGCCAAAGAATTTGCGTAATATATTGCGATAAAAAAAAATATAATATATTATCATAGTAATACAATACGATGGATATGTCGAACGTGGCCAAAATCTTAGCTTTGATCGCTGTTGTATTCGTTGGTTTCATGCTCTGGAAAAACATGTCTGAGAAGAAAATCAGCCCTCCTACGCCTTACAAAGCACTCGAAAAATACATGAACTCCGCAGAAGGCGAGGAGTACGACGCGGAAGATGATGATATGTATTATCCCGAGGATGACGAGGAAGAATATGATGACGAGGATTACGAGGATGACATGGCCGAGGAGTATGAGGATGACATGGCCGAGGATGACGAGGATGAGCCGTATGACGATTCCATGGACGCCGAGAACACTCTCCCCAAGGTGATGAAGCCTGTGATGCCTCTCTTGACTCCCTCATCTCAGCTGCTCCCCAAAGTGACTCCCGAGGCCGCCGATTTCGCACAATTCGCCCCCAAGAATCTGCAAGCTCAGAACTTCCTGACTGCTACCCAGTGGGTCGGAGTGAACACGCAAGGAAGTTCTCTGAAGAACGCCAACTATGACTTACGCGCCAACCCTTTGATTCCCAAGGCGGACGTATCCCCGTGGAGTAACAGCAGTATTGAGCCAAATCTCTATGCTCGCGAGCTGTTCGGTTAATAATATAGTGTAAATAATTTTGTCGATACGGTGAAGTCTTCATATCGACAAACTGCGATCGAGTCCATGTACTATATTTCCATATGCGGTCAAAATTTTTGGTGTCACTCAATCATTCATTTTTATAAGACAATGTGCGTGCCAAAGCCCAGTCACGCTCTTTTGTTCTTCGGGATTCACGAATGTAATAAAATCTAGAATGCCTGTACGCATCAGCGCGATCTCGCGTATCTTTTCGTCTTCCAGAGGGGAAGTCGACCATATGAGATAATGCCGAGTACCAACGACATCGTAAGGAAACGCATTGCGCATCCATTTCACGTCGGCCCCGTTCATCTTCTTGCGTATCACGTCTTCGATATGGATTCCGTTTCGAACCAAGGCATCTTTGTATTCGTCGTACTTTTCCAGGACGGAAGTACCCCTGGTAAATAGATCGGTTCTTCCCAGCATAACACATAATTTTGCGTCGCTCCAGATCATTATAGTATACTCGTTTTTTTTAATAAAAATATATTAATATATCGTTAATCTATATTTTATATTATGTATCATATATTATATTTCATATTCATATTCATAAATGAATTATGATAAAAAGCATGTGATTTATTTACTAGCAAGTCCTAGTAATAAATTATATATTGGCAGAACTTGCAATTATTTTTCAAGAATGAGACGTCACGAAAATATGTCAGATAATTGTAGAAAATTAAATAGAGCTATTGAAAAATATGGCTGGGATAATTTTGATATAATAATTCTGGAAGATAATTTGACATATACAAAAGCAACGGCACGTGAAACATTTTTCATTCATCTTTTTGATAGCGTATCATCTGGTTATAATATTCTTCACGGAGGGATAGGTTTAGGAAGTGGCAAAGATTGTGTGAATTCTGGTATAAAACACACAAAGGAACATAGAATGAAGAATTCAGAAGCAAAAACGGGTGATAGAAATCCAAATTTTGGAATTCCTAGAACATTAGAAACACGTATAAAAATATCTGAGTCTCAACCAAATAAAAGGAAAATACGGTCATTCAATATAAAAACCAAAGAAATGAAAATATTTGAATCTGTTTCAGATGCTGCCAAAGAACTCAATGTTCACTCTGGCAAGATTAGTGGTATTTTGAACAAGACTGTGGAAATCAATAGGCATGGAAATCTCATTGTGAGGAGACAAGTGGGAGGATATACATTCGAGGACTTTGATGAGAACGCCGAAGACATGACATACGAAGAGATATCAAAAACGACGACTGAGAAAACACGAGAAAAGTTAAGGATAGCATCCAAAGGGCGTAATGCTAAAGGCGTGATTGGATATCACGTACTAGGATACACGATAGAATTTGATGTTATAAAGGATGCGGCAAAGGAATTAAATATTGACGATGGTGAGATCAGTAAATGTGCCAAGGGGCTTTGTGGTCCTAGAGGCGGGTTTACTTGGAAATATGCGAACGAAGAGGAACGAACAAAGTATCCGGTGTGGGATATCAATAGAAAATCCGGAGCTCAAGGAAGACCTATATATAGAATTTTGGAAGACGGAACAAAGGACGAATATAATTCAGCAGCTGATGCTAAACATATTTTCGGAGGAGATATATACAAATCGTTAAGGACTGGTTGTACAGCAGGTGGTTATCGTTGGTTTTATATATAATAAAATATATTAATAATATATCATAATGGGTAGTCGTATAAAGCCAGCTCTTGAAGACGGACGCTCGTGATTTGTTTGCGATGAAAAACGTCCGGCCACGAGTAAGCGGATATCTCGTGGGAAACCCCGTTAGCTTTCCGTCTAGAAGCAGACGTTAGTGACTCGATGAGTTGCGACATCATCAAATTGCGGGAACCCCCTAAAGCTCATGATACCAACGATGATGCGAAAGTGTCATCCGGCCGAGAGAGGACCTCGGGTATGGTAATAATTCGTGCGATGAACAATGGGCAATCCGCAGCCAAGCCCCTAAGGACGCTATGCCGAGTCTACGGGGAAGGTTCAACGACTAAATGGTGGTGGATATTCTATGATGAGTGTAGACAAACTCTAGAATATTTAAGATATAGTCTAGTCCCTTCAAATATCCCGAAAGGGAGGGTATTTCGTCACAAATTACGTTTCGTCTGGAATTTACAACAACTATCTCGAGGACAAGTTCAAGATCCACAGCGACTCCAATTATCGTCTCTTTTTACAGAAGAACGCGAAGCAGGTCGAGAAGGTCACCAACGCCCTGACGGCATATTACGTGAAACCTCCCAAGATGCCGAAGGTCGCCCTGAAGGTCCAAGGAGATTCTGATATGAGCATGACTGCCGGTCTGGTAGGTCAACAGCAATCTATTTTGGGAAAAAATTATTACAAAAACCTCGCTCGTTATAACAACAAGACTCGTTGATACTGCTCGAAAACATAGTTTGTCGATACGAAAGATATCGTATCGACATATTACGACGAATAAAATGCGTAATTTAAAAATATTATTTGTATATAATAGAATATCTCATGGCAGAATTGTTGGCCATTGCAGGAATTATAGGTTATGGTCTTTATAATTCTCAAGAGGGCAGAGAACCGCGCGAGGACAGAAACAGATATGCGGATATCATGGGATCGGGCAGAGGCATTCGCGAAGACTACGATGTGAAACCGACGGACATGGTCAGGAAATACAGGAAGAAAGCAGAAAAACGTTGGAAACAAGCTCGAATTCCAAAAGAATCCGGGATCATTACTCCGAATATGCGTCCGTCCGAAATAATGCCTTTTTTCACCAGCGGCAAAACGATGAACACGAATTCTGATTACAAGCAAAGGAAGATGGAACTGTTCACCGGCGATGTACTCGACGGCACGTCTGTATCCGGGACATACAAGCACAAGAAAGAAACCGGTACCATGTTCGGTATGAATCCTCAAGGACGGGTGTCTTCTTCTGGAACCGTCGGAAATGCTCCGGGAGACGCCGAACTTCAAAAAGCCAGGAGCATCACCGCGAGGACTCACAATAACGTTCTGCCGGCGGAGCAACTTCGCGTCGGTCCCGGTCTCGGAGTCGGTCCAGAGGTTGCAGCCACGGGCGGGTTCCACCAGTTCTACAGACAGCTGCCGCTCAACGTCAACGAGTACAAACTGACCACTCTTCCGGGAGGAGTCGTTCCTGGCGGTTCGACCATAGGTGGAAAAGGAGAGATTCAGCAGATTTCCAGCATCAATCATAACCCCGGCGCTCTCGTTATCCCGTACGATGAGCGTCCTCCGCTGGCGACTCCGAACGGCGCAATTCTCGGTCGCACAGAGTACGGCAAAGAACCTAGAGGATGCGCCGGTCTTCGCCCCTTCGAGGATGATTACGCGGGTCCTTCCGACAGTATCGTCGAGGCTCAGATGGCGAGATATTTGGACAAAACTCGCGGCCGTCCGCGCACTGGCGAAGGAGATTCAACTCCGCTCATCAACGCTACTGGAATAGCAGGGCAATACTCTGGCATTGGTGGCTATAGCGTAGAAGGACCAGAGAGCGTCACTCTTCAAACGCAGAGAGGCTTAGTTAATAAATATCTGATGCCCGCCGGACCGAACGGAGGAGTGCAATCGGCAGGCGAAGCACGCCCTGAATTTATTCCAGAGCCAACACTTCGCGAATCATACGAGAACGTATATTATACTGGTGGCGCAGGGACAGTCGTTGGTCCTGCCGAGAGATTGGACGTCGTAGAATTGCAGCCCGAAAGCCGAATGCCCGCGAAGAGAGGGGCGCAGACTCGCAACTATACACCGGGCGCCGCGCCGACCGGAGGGGCGAATAATGTTTTCATGCCAGAATCGATGGGCGCGTACGGGCTCATCGACAAAAATAAGTACGACGGTTACAATCACACATTATCAACTCCTGTCGCGCAAACGTTCGGGTCGCTCGCAACGGAAGGAAAGGAAGATCGCTTCGGTACCAAGAGCGCCGTTGAAAATCCTTATTCTACGATCAGCGCACTCAACATTGCATCGGGGCAATTATCAGAGAACAGATTCAATCGCGACGTTGCCAAGGCGGATGTCCTGACCAACGTAAACGATGCTGGTCGACCATTCGCACAGCAGCAATTGAAGCCCAAAGCGTGGTCTCCAGATGTGACGCCTCTCTGGAAGAAATGAGTTGTCATTTGATCCCGGCATTGCATTCGATATATAAACCATTCACAGAATGATAAAATCATTATCAAAATGGATACTATTCCCACAGACATCTCAAGGAACATTTACAAGATGGCGATCAAAGCCAAGAACGATCATAACGAGCAGCAAATAAAATCAACGATCTGGAACGTTCTTCATTTTATTTTGTCAAGCACCGTTCTTCAATCAGAAATTCCTTTGTTTGAAGGATCCTTGAAGCGACTTTATGTGACAGTTTTCAACGTTGATAAGATAATGCAGCCGAGTGGACTCATCACGACGCGAATGGTTTTTTTTGTCGATTATGATGAATTCGAAGTGACGTATAACGACTACGGAGACGACGCAGACGTGTGTCTTCACGTCGTCAACAAGCATGGGCACTATAAAGACATTGTTGCGGAAGCATTCTGGGAGTGCTTTCCCAAAGGAATTGTGTATTAACATGTAATGGCGACAAATGATTCAAAAAAATACTTAAATTTCTATAATCCTAGGAGCTGCTTTCTTGCTCGCCCTGCCACGTGGTTTCTTAGCGGTCTTCTCGATCTTGATCGTGTTCATCTCGGGAGAACCAAAATCGGAAGGTGGAGGCGATTCGAGATCAGAAGGAATATCTGACAGTCTCTCCGACTCGTCGTCGCGAATGCGTGCCATCGTATCCTTGACATCAGGCTTTAGATTAGTTTGCTCGGGAACGAGGTGGTTCGATCCGAAATTAGGAGTCATCCCAAATTGAGGAGGAGTCGCGAATTGAGGAGGCGTTGCGAATTGAGGAAATGTAAACGTGGGAGGCTTCATCTCCTTTCTCGCCACGGGAACTTGCATATTTACGCTTTGAGGCGCTACGGGCTCTGTCTGTTTAATTTGAGGACCCGCGCTGCCACCACCAGTCATCATTTTCATGATGCTTTCCATCATTCCACCGCCTCCGTTGTCGCCATCTTCTAGAGTCTTGGCTACTTTCTTGGCCATCACATTGCTCATGTGGAAAGTGAGTGCTGATGCTCCGAATGTAAGAAGCAGACGAACCTCGGGAGGAGTCTGGACCTTGCCGCGATATTTAAAGAAGAGTTCTTCGAATATGCTGTCATATTCTTTTTGCGTGTAAACCGCTTGATGCATCTGGTCGGACCACCCGTCCAGCTCCAAATCTAGCACATCTACTTTATCGTTCAAAAACTCTAGAGCCGACGCCAGTCCCACCACGGCTTTGCGGGAAAACTTGAGACTGCGATCTAGCTCCAGGTGAGTCTTGATGCGATTCAGTTCGGCGCGCATTTCTCTGATATCATCGCGTGCGCTGAACTTCCTGGGCTCGATCCCTTGGCGGCGAAGCACTTCGAGTCGGAACAAAATATCGGCCTTCTCGTCGCCGATCGTGAGAAATCCCTGAGACGGCTGTTCTTCTTCGGTAAAATAGCTAGAACGGCGGCGTTCTACGGGAGATCCGCTCGACGAACTATAGATGTCGCCATCGCCGTCGTAATCCGCGGACACGTCGCTGTTAGAGTCCGAAGACATCTCGTCCGCATTTCTCGTCTTGTTCGGATTTGCAATATCCTTCATCATCTCTTTCAAATCTTCATCGTCTCCAAAATCGGAATCGCCAACAGACGGCGGTGGACGTCCAGGTTTTTGGCGGTCCGCAAAACGTTGCGGGAGTTGGATACCGACACCGCCGGCGTCTGAAGTGACTCGCATTGCGGGGCGAGTATCGAACGTATTGCCGAGCGTTACGGTCATTGATCTTTGGCAATATATTTTTTATTATAAAACAACGCATTTAAGTTGTTAATACGAACGATGAGGTGGCTTGTATTTATCAGGGGGCGATGATGATGATGATATTTTGTTTGTAATTATATTTTCGTCGATCATCATTCGCCAAGGTTCTGTTATAACTTTTCTTATGATGGTTGCATTACTCGAGATAGTATCGGAAAACACCTGACGTTTGGGTATCTTAAACATTTCTTCGAAAGATACCCATATGAGCTCCGATTTTTCGATGTATGCCGAACCGATGTTCTTGTACTTCAAGAAATTTACAATTTTTTTAAAGCGAAGAGGGAGGTCCGGAATGTAAGGGACTTCGATTAAAAACATAGTGTACATATTTCCTTTTTTTGTAGTTCCGTTCACTGTTACAGACATTTTCTTGACTCGCTCGCGAATCGAATGCGGTGAGTTGCACAGACATCCTAAAGTTTCTTCGTAAAATTCTCGAGTGGCCGTGTTGACGGGATCGCAATTGTCTATAGGTTCAGATTTGCCGCCAAAATCAGAGAACACCCCGTCTCGAGAGTCTTTACCGAGCAAAAAAACTACGTCGCCGTGCTCGTTTCTGCTGATCGGAAGGATACCTGCAGAATTGTTCATGATTAGCAACTAGTGTATCTTCACATAATTTTTGAGAGTTTTATACGTGGACATCAAAAGAGATCTTCTTCTTTCTAAATGTCTGCGTATCAAAATCTATGAACACTCCTCGTTCCAATGGAGTCGACATCTTTCGCAGCGTCATCATGCCGATTCCGGAGATTCGCGAAAGTTCATTCCACGTAGGAAACATGTGCTTGGATCCATTCAACTTTATGTGAATGGGAAAAGTCAAGTCACAATCGAAAATATGTCCAAACTCGCGAAATTCTTGAATGCTATTGTAAAGAATCCGATCGAGATTTCCCTTGAACCCTCTGCTCGTAGAAGGACGATACCCGCTAAAAACGAGCGATCCGCTTACGAGACGAATCGAACAATATGAGTGTTCGGAGCGAAATGATATAGTCCACCCGTAATAATCCCTCATGGCCACCGTACAGATCACTCGATCCTTGCCCACTCTTTTCTCGTGGACATACGCCATATGATTGAAACGACCATCGCCTTCATCGACGTCGACTGCAGTTTGATTCCATTCGGCCGTCAGACACTTAGCAAACACCTCTTCCATTTCGTCATTACTGACAAATCTGTTCCATGTGACTCTATAGTGCGGACAGAACACGCCGACCTGGTTTTCGGACTTCATGCGAAGAGCTTCGTACATCGCATGTAAAATGCCAGAATAAGTACCACGAGGGCTATAGGAATCGACATCCAACGGGATCGACGTGTGCGTGATGTCAAATTTGAACTCGATCGGGTCGTTTACTCTTACCGAGTGATGAGGCGCGTGAAGATCTACGGTGATGGAAATGATCTCGTCGATCACCCGAGTGCTACAGTACAGCTTTCGACCGCACACGCTCACTTGCCACCCATTTCTAAAATAACTCGCAACTCGATGACAGACCTGATCCGTGATGGTAAACGCATGCATTGGGAATTCTTCCCAGAAACCAGTACTTCGATGCACGTGCAGCAACGTCATGAATCTTCCGTACCAAAAATGCTGCATCTTCTCTTTCAAAATCTTATCAAATTCTATTTGTTTCCTCACGCGAATAGCCTCTTGATCACACATCGCAACACTGAAGTTGGCAACATCGGCGGTATTTTCGAGTTGAGAGGCAATTTTGCAGATAACGTCGGTATTCATTATATGATATACGTCGTGGCGTTTGTTAAATTGTTTTGATTGACGATATAAATAATAATAAAAAATAATACTATAATATAATAATGCAGTTCGCCACAATTTCCGAGGCATTCGGCGTGGATTCTTTAGAAAATGTAGATAAAAAGCCAGCGAAGCGCACCGCATTCGGAGACAAGATATTCGGCGAAGATGTCGAAGATGCTGACGCGAAGGACGTCGAGCCGCCCATCATGGTCATTCCGGAAGACAGGAAAATTACTCAACGCGAAGTCCGCGAGTTCTTGGCGAATACGTACAGACAGAAAGGCATCAAAGGCGTTTGGAGCATGTTTGATTCGAGAATCAAAAGAAAGCTACTCGGGATGTGCAGCAAACCTGTGAATGCTATTTCCGGATTTTTCGAAGATCTTTTCACGTCCCCGGAGAAGATGCTCGCGATCCTCGCGGTGCTGTTCGTCATCATCATATTGCTCGACGTGAGCAAGACCAAAGTACCGGAGGCGGCTCCTAGATTTCATCCCGCAGATCAGATGTATTACCAGCAACCGCAACAATATTATTATAGCGTGAATCCGGTCAGCACTGGCTGATCATGGTCTCGAGAGCAGTTTGTCGATACGGATATATAAATAACAACTTAATATGTATGTATATAAATAATCAATGAAGCAGATCAAACCCATGGATAAACGTTTGAGCGAGATCGTAGAATTGAGGAAAAAATTAGAAGAGCTCGGTTTCGATGCTAAGAACGAACAAGTAAAATATTTATACGATAAAATGAACCGTTTTGTGAAGGACGCCGAGGGATTTTCTGATAAGATCGATTTGCTTGATTACAATAGAGTTGCATTATGCAAGTTTTCGTTACAGCCTCATTGCGTCAGCACGATCGTGTTGAGAACTATTAAGACTTGACGAACATAAACATATACACGATCATACCACTCAAGAACGCATAAAAATCCATATTATTTTTATTGGTATTGTAAGTAGGATACAAGCTTCCGAAGAACAGCATAGAATTCTGATCGGCATACAATCTCTTCGAAACCTCGGCGACATCATCGATGACTTCCTCGTGGTCGATGGCATAATCTTGATCCAAAACACGTTCGATCTTGTGATTTATATTCAGATCGAATATCGTTTTATTAAGTGAAATTTTTTCCATGACGAGATCCTTATATTTCTTGAAACTGAGAACGATTCCATCGCGTTGCTCGTCGAAATGATCGTTGATCAATTCATATTTCCTGACATAATAACGAAGTTCTCGATGAAGACGTTGATTCTCTTTGAGTTCTGCGATCCTCATCTGGCGATGCAGCTGTTTGAGCAGCACATTTTGAATTCTAGTATTCATTATGATATATAATATAAAACTTTTAATATATACATACGCGAGTGTCATTTGACCCCGGCAATCATATCGTCACTCGCGAATATAAAAGCCGGTCGTTGTACTGACACATCAATCACGATGAGCTTCCTCGATCAGATCATTACTGCCACCAAGGATTCCAATCGGAAGTACAAGCTCGAACGCGCTGAATACGAGCGAGCTTCGAATGTACTGTATAACATCGCGGAACGCAAAGCAAAAGCTATTGTTTTGGCCCGAGCACGAGACGGATTCACGGACGCAACATTCGACGTGATGAATGACATCGTCGTAGATATTGCAACGAAGTGGAGCGTTAAGGAGCTTCTGTATGCAATCATTTTTGAAGATATTCCGCCGGTAGTGACTCGACTGTTTTACACTGCCGATTCTCCATTCAACGGATTTTCGATTACGAATCAGAAGAACGCTTCTGGAGAAGCATCGATATTCGTGATCGATTGGATCCACGCAATGTTGAACAATCCCGAGCACGACACGCCTCCGATCAAGCTCAAAGCTACGATTCCTGACGCTCCGATGAAGTCGAATAATTCGGTCGTTCGCAATCTGTTCGGAAGTGACATTCCGCCATTGACTGATGATCAAATTATCGAATATCTTAATAATTTTTACAATAATTTGAGCGGATTCAATTCTATTGCGTAAAATACTTTGAAAAAATAATTTGAGCGGATATATCGTCACTAAAAACAATTTAAATGATGTAATTTATGAAATGTAAATGGCAAAGTGTCCATGCGGAAAACGAGCGAGTTTCAACATTTCGGGTCAAAAGAAACCAATTTATTGCGGCACATGCAAGAAACCAGACATGATTGACGTCGTGAACAAGAGATGTCCATGCGGAACGCAACCGAGATTTAATGTACCCGGAGAGACCGTCGCGGTGGCCTGCTCGAAGTGCAAGACCGACGAGATGGTCGACGTCGTGAACAAGAAGTGCCCGTGCGGAACACGACCATATTTTAATATGCCCGGAGAGACCGTCGGCGTGGCCTGCCTGAAGTGCAAGACCGACGAGATGATCGACGTCGTGAACAAGAAGTGCCCGTGCGGAACGCGACCAAAGTTTAATGTTCCCGAAGAAACCATCGGCGTGTGCTGCTCGAAGTGCAAGACGCCTGAAATGGTCGATGTCATAAACAAGAAGTGCCCATGCGGAACGATACCGAGTTTTAATGTACCCGGAGAAACCGTCGGCGTGGCCTGCCTGAAGTGCAAGACCGACGAGATGGTCGACGTCAAGAGCAAGAAATGTCCGTGTGGAACGCAACCGAGTTTTAATTTTCCCGGAGAAACCATCGGCGTATGTTGCTTAAAGTGCAAGACCGACGAGATGATCGACGTCAGATCAAAGATGTGCTCCGGATATGACGACATCCCATGCCCCGTGAGAACTTGTTTGAAAAATGGTCACGAATATTGCATGTCGTGCGACCCGAACGAAGCCCGGAGGAAGCGATTCAAGCTGTTTGAGAACGCCTTCTTCGAGCATGCGAAGGACCAGCTCGATGTTCATAAGCGGGAATTCCACGTGAAGTTTGACCCGTCGGAGACCGCGAAGAAGTTCGCCAGGGTAGACGGCATCGTGTTCGGCAACGGCATCATCGTGTGCTTGGAGGTCGACGAGAACGGACATCGAGAGTACGAATGCGAGGAGCATCGCATGCACCTCGTGACGGCGGAGCTGCTCCAAAAACACCCGGGTAACGTCGTGTCGTGGGTCCGCGTGAATCCCCACGTTGGTTCGAAGAACGAATGGAGCGCACCTTCGAAGAAAAAGCGGGCGAAGCGGTTCGACGAGGTCATTGCCGTCGCGAAGGATATTTTGGAAAAACGTGATACTCGCATTGTGTACATTGGATTCGATTGATTGCGTTTATTATTTGGAAAAAAATAACTTTGAATACTCATAGTGATGCAAGAAGAGAATGTTCTCGCTAAATTTGCAAAGGGACCATTTTCAAAATTCAAGGAAGAAGGTCTCGTCGGCATCTTGGAAGAGATTCTCGGTCGTCTTCGAGTTCTACGTCGGAACCAATGTGTTTTGATCCAATCAGATCAAGGATGTGGACAGCTGTTCGAAGAGTATCAATTCCATGTCGTGCATATCGACGATGTAAAAAACGATCATACGTTTATAGTGACGATGCTCGATGCCATCGATTCGTGGGTTGCGAACGATTCATACGTGGTGACAGCAAAATTGCAGAAAGACACATTAGAAGAATATCAAAAAGCTGTTGTCGTAGCCGATGCTCATGATTATATCCCGGTTGCAAAATCGAATGATGTTGTCGTGTTCATCCGAAAAAATCTGGCGAACGATGCCGGAGTAAAAGGAATCAATCTCCGCAATTTCGATCTCATATTTTTCGATCGATGAATCACATGGCTTGAACTATGAAATTTGCTCCGGTGACTGTAAACCCGTTGCTATCCAGGTTCGTCCCATATATTTGAATATAGTCACCGGTGTTTGCCACGAAGACATATTTTGTGGATATATTCTGGAATTCCGTCGTGTTGGGACAATCTTGATATTGTATACTCCCTGGAAAAACATTGCCATTCGACGAAGAATATATTCCGAATCCGCACGTGTCTTTGTTCGTATTGCTCACGAACGTCAGAGTCACGTCCGCTAAGAACCGCTGGACTCCATAACCGACATATGTGATCTGTCCATTTCCGGACGAAGCGAACTTCGTCGAAGCATCTCCTAATGCCCACGAGCCGTCGACCGGATAATAATTGCCACTGACGGGCGTAGCGACCGTAGAATTTCCATTCAAAATCAAATGTCCGAGTGCTTGCGAATTTTGTAGATTTATATTATTGCATGATTTTAAATATAACGACGTAGGAGTCATGTTTCCCGCTACAAATTTAGAAGTAGTTGCGTAGCTGTCCGTGATCATGACCGCTTCTGGTCTAGAAAACGTCGTAGTATTGCTCACATACAACACATTCCCGGTGTTTTTCACGTCGAACGAACAGTCTAATATTCTGACGTGGCTCGTAATGTTGCAAGCATGCCCCAATGTAAGTATGCTATTATTATCCTGACCTTCGAATGTTGTGGATTTGAAATAAATCAAATTCGAATTTCCATTCACGTGAATCGTTCCAGAATTAGACGTTTGACACGAATCCATTTCGAAAATATTGATGCCATCGATAGTGACGAGGCGACTCGAAGCGGACAATATACAATTCTGAATTTGCATCCCGTATGTTGGATAATTTTCGTATACATTGATATAATTGATTAGATTTGGCGCTCGTAGTTGCATGTTGGATATCATGATCGAATTCACGTTCGATTTTATGAGCGCCGTATTGGTCGGTAAGTCCGACACCAGGAACGATCCATATGGATTGATCCCGACGATGGACGTATTATTTGCACAAAGCAAACAATTTCCGTGAAGATCGACGTATCCCGAGATCCAATAAGAAACATCATTTCCGAGATGTATGACTCCGTTCTGAGGTGCTGGGAAATCACTCATTGTTTCTATGTTCATGACGTCGTGTATGCTGTCTTGTTTGGCATCGATCTGAGTCTGCACATTTCCACGAACGCCGTGGACGTACGAGAGATCCGCCGGAGTCGCATCGGACGCCATGACGACTCCCGCATCATCGGTAACGAGCACGGCATTCGCTCCGGCATTCGTGGTCACGACCCCCGATAAATGCGCTCCATTACCTATGTAATTCGTAGCATACACATTTCCGTGAGATGTGATATTAGAAGCGTATATCACGTCGCTGGTCACATCGCCGGCGACGGAAATATTACCGAGTACTTTGTTCGTGAACAATGTTGTTTTCAAAAATGTCGGTGGCAACGTCGGCATATTGTAATAACATTATATTTAATTATATTTAGTTCGAGGACGAATTACGGAGACATATGCCTGGATATATGGCCGTCCGTGGAATATTTGGACTCGAGGGCGTTTTATTTAAATTATCATATCGACGCATTACATTTGTTGGAACAATATGAATCCGCCGAGAGCTGCAATTCCAGCCATTATCCCATATTTGGTCGTCGGCGTTATGCCGTATGCTTCTTTGTGCTGAATCGCATACTCGAGATCTTGAGTACGCTTCGAATGTCTCGTTTCTTGTCGCTGCTGCTGCATCGCAAATTTATGGGCTTTTGCCTCGGCCTGCAATCTTCGCCGTTCGACCTTCGCTTCTCTCTTTTTAAATTCCGACGTTGTTCTAGGAGTAAATAACGAATTTTGAGGCGAAGCCGATCTTCTAGCAGAAGCAGATCTTCTAGCAGTCGCCGGACTCTTATAAGACGCTGGACTTCTTCTGGGCGACGGCGACGGACTTCTTCTGGGCGACGGCGACGGACTTCTTCTCGCGGAATCCCACTTGACCATTTTACTACTCATTTATATTATCGTAATATTTTTTTATATACATAGTTAATGGATCGAGCATACGTCGAATATTTGATGAAACTCGTCGAAAAATATTTAAGTTCTTTGTCAGATCTGGATCCGGGTATGAAATTAAAAATCAAGAAATCCCTCGCTATCGAACTCGTGTCGGTGCCCGCATTGCCAAAAATAAACACGCACATCCCGGCAGAGGTCGTCGATCGTCTCGAATCGATCGGATATGACGAATATACAGCAGACACGATTCTGTCGTTGATATCATTGCCCGAACATTCGACGACCTCGTGGTGGTCGAATTACAATTTTGCAAAATGTTTAGGAGACGGACGCGGATGGACTGTGTCTTTGTTTGGTGCATGCTCCGGAACGGGCGATCTGCTGATGATTCTCGAGGAACTTCAAAAAATAAATAAGAATCACAAACTCTGCAAATACATACACCCGATGAAAAAAACGATCGGAGATGATATGACCGGACTTGAAAATCTTGGCAAAGACATCATCTATATGGAAAATGATACAGAATGGCAACGCGCCGTGTGGATCATTTACATAAAGCTCTACTGGAACTTTGCAAATGATTTTTCGAGCAAATCAAAATCGTGCGAGAAACGTCCCGGACCTGTACTAACGTTGCCGGTCACTAGAGGATTCATTGTTGATACGGCGATCAACCACGGCGCAGATTTATTGAGTCTGACTCCTATTCTCCGCAAAATGAGAAATAAGAGCGAGCCGGACGAAATAAAATGGATCTTAGATTTTTGCGAGGCTCGAAAAAAATTGTTAAAAGCCGGATATCAGAGTCTCGATACCTCTGGAACTGGAGGGAGATGCGATTTGTGGTCGGACATAATTAAAATGGGGAACCTTGTTTTTAAAAGGCCGATCGAGTGTCACGCGGGCTATTGGGGTAGGTATCAAAAGATCGAATGATGTCACATGTTATACGAATACCGATGATATTTCTTGCTTTTCGGATATTTCACGATCGATAATTTCAGATGTTCATTTCCATGCTTTTGTGATTTTATTTTATTTATATGATCTTGGACTTGCCAGATTTCTCCGAAGAAAAATCTGAGTTTCCAGCTGTATTCTCCACCTGGAATCTTTATTGAGGAATCCGAAGCTCCTAATTTCTGGTAAATTCCCCACTTGTTCACGTTTTCAAATTCTTTATAACGAATTTCCGGCGGAAAACAGATCGCTCCTTTCGGCCATTCGAGCAAAGCCACTCCCATCGCAACGTCCGGAGACTTGGCGATCACGAACCCGGTAGAATTTTCGACGTCATATCGATCTTTCATGACCTCCCACGCTCCGCCGGTCTTGATCAGCTGAATCAGAATATCATTAAAAAATGTGGATGATAATACTTCGATTGTTCCACTCGAATATAACGCGGGAATACCAATCCGAACATAATAGTCTAATACACCGCTCGCCGGTATATGAAGCCGTTTCGTGTGGGCGATATCCGAAACAAAGTCCGTATTCATGTTCATCAAGCGCTTCGAGTGCTCGATCATCGGCTCACCGGGAATTGACTCCGACATCATTTTTGTTGATATCAAGACTGTCCTCGAATCCGCAGAAATATCGAGTATTTCGTCCGGCAATGAAACGTCCTTGCATCCAGATTCGCACACTTTCCTTTGGCATGCACTTTCGTTTTTTCGAACGTCGAATGCCGCAGAAGTTCCCATGCCACCGATTGCCGAAAGAGACGGAACTGCAAAATCTACGCCTTTGTAAGATATTTTCATGATGCCCCCGTTGAGATGTTCCGCCATATCCACGGAAGACATTCCTTCATCGCATGGCACATTTATTGTGAATATATTACATGTATAAATCACATTCCCATTTTTTACGAAACGAGGAGCAAATGTATCTTGCTTTTTGAACGTTTTTGAAGGTCGAGATAATTTTGGCCCCGGAGACGTGACTATTTTGATGATGTTGATATTTTTGTCGTTCGCTATATTTAAAACTTCGTCCATATTAAAATAATATATATTATTTAATGAACAACATTCGCACGACTGCCAAGAATTGTTCAAAGGTTTATACGCCGGTTCAACGAGGAGCTACGTGTTGGTTTGCAGCATTGTTCATGACGATATTTTTCAGCCAAAGGATGCGTGGAATATCCGCACAGCATGCAAAGATGCTCATGAAAAAAAACGACTGGAAAACCCCGATAGCGGAAGCCATGATGAAAATCATGACGAACTACGAATTGAATTCCATCGATAAAAATATCATCGGCAAACTCGAACCTAGGGCTTTTTTACGAGCTCTCAGACGGTACGATCCCGTATATTTTGATTCGAAGTCGGAGGAAGTCGACGAAGGATCGCCATATGGCCCATACCAACACAAACTATTCGCTTTTATGGAGATCCCTCATTTATCGGTGACGGTTCCGAGAGACAGTAAAGTTGCCGTATATTCCGCGTACAACTTCGATCTTCCAGTGGACGAAAAGAAATGGAAGCACTCCGTAAAAACATTAGATCCGAAAGGACAATTCGTCGATACGGATAACCCCGAAGTCATCGTCGTCCACCGCGAAGCCGGGGAATCGTATCTTCAAAAAGCGTGGCTGACGTATCGACCTAAAATGTACGAAATAAAGGGGATAAGTCTCGACAGACATCCAGAAAAAATAAAATACAATCAGCGGACGTACGTTCTAGATTCGTGCATTCTTCCCTCGTATATAAACTCGTGTTCGCTCGGGCATGCCATTGCCGGCGTGACGTGCAACGGAGATAAATACGTGTACAACGGATGGGCGGCCAGATCTGGAGATCCCGCGATGGGAGGCGCTGCGATCACCAGAGAGATGCCGTGCGCACTGATTAAAAGTGATTGGGCGGCTGACAAGATGTTTTGCGTAGATGCGAACTCGTGCTCGGTCACCAAAGCAAAGAAAAACGAATTTTGCTACGATGCTTTCAAAAGATCATCGGTCATATATGTGCGCGACGATTCTCAAAAGAACGTTCCAGAGCCCAAAAAGAATATACCAGAACCAAAAAACGTATCCAAAGAATTGCTAAATAAACAAAAGAAACTGGACATGTTGAAAAAACGTATCCAAGAAAGAAAATAGTCGTTTGATCCCGGCGTTCCCCCGGCAATTGTCATTTGACCACGGACGAGCCGCGGCATTTATATCGTCACTGATTGATTTATATTTTAACTTTCGATATAGAATATCATCCAATCATAACATGCTGAACATCGATCACTTCATCGAGTTTGCGAATGCGAACAACGTCGAACTTAAAATTGTTGACGACGATGATTTGTGTATTGATGATAATAAGTCGCACGTCGCATGTTATCTCTTTATGCTCCATAATCAAATTAAGTACAACTTTAACATTGTGCTCCGCATGAATGATGATGAAAAGAAGATTATTTACGCAGTTAACGACGAGTTTTATGATAAATACAAATATAATATTGATTTTAAGATCGACGGTCGCGAAAATCTCTACTTTTCAGTCAAAAATGGCATATTTGTGTGCGATGGTGTCGCGGATGATGATGATGAGTAAAAATGTCATTTTAAAATGTAAAAAAGTTAAGTGTCATTTTAAAATGTAAAAAAGTTAAGTGTCATTTGAAATACATCGTAAATAAATGTAAAAACAATTTATTTGAAATATTCACATAAAAGTGTCATTTGAAAATTAAATACGCGAACAACGTTGAACAAGTATAAAAGAGACGTGTTTATCATCATACTTTTATATATATACAATGTCCTCTACTGAATACACCAACTGTGAAGAAGTTGCCCTGGGCTTCCTTCAAACATGTTGAAAAACGTATCCAAGAAAGAAAATAGTCATTTGATCCCGGTATATCACCGAATATAAATATATAACTCAATATGAGAATACAAATATGTCCGCAATGTATGGCATGCTTAGTTCCGGTCGGTTCTATCACGATGAACATATCGTTCGACGCATACGATCGGAGATCGCGACTCATCCGTTCGAATACTTCATGGACGCCACGCCGCAAGTAGTGTTCGACGACGAATCTTGGGCGATCTTCAAAAGCAACTTGGCAAAGCAAGCAAAGCAGAGAAAGAAGGAAAAAATTCCAATCAAGAAAACGCCCGTTCGCACGAACAGAGACGTTACATTCGATCGAATTCCATTCGATGGCTCTAAGAAAATATTACGGATATGCAAGTCTTCGTTCGAAATCACAAAGTATGCGAATTTCGAGGAGATCAAGAAAATCTATAATAAAACTGATGCGGACAACATTTATAGCATTCTTACTGGAGAATGTGACTCGTCGAGTTATTTTTGGACTCAATCTTAAATGCCTCCCAATTGGCAATACGCATTCGTAACATTGTCAAAATGTCTGCAGCACGATTCTGTAAATCCAGTAATTTTCTCGCCATTCATCTGGAAAATATCGAAAGAAGACAGCCATCCCTTCGCGAGAAACTTAAGATTGCCTTGAGAATATTTTTTGCTCTTTGAATTTGCCACGGACGGCTTCACCGGCTTTATGTTCCTGATGGCGCGTTTGCGAACGTCCGAAAGAGTAGGCTTTATATTATTGTCAAAAGCGAGGCAATGCAACAAAGAATCCGCGAGATCGTCCTTTTTCTTGCTCGTTTCGAACATCGTCACAAATTTCTCGTCCTGCTCGGTATTCTTCAAAAAGTTCGCAACGGTCTCGACGGAAAGCTTCTTGCGTTCGTTGTAGGACCAATTGAGTATATCGCGTTCCGGCCAATAACTCGTGGACGATGCGTACGAAAGTTTATGCTTCGGATCGATGCAATACACGCGTCCATCGTTCATCGCGCAAAACATCTCGATGTAATGTTGTATCCTGACAGCTCGAGGGTTCTTGGACGGCTGACGTTCGATAGCGACGTCGGTGGATTCTTTCACCCAATCTGCAAAATGTATCTTGTTCAGACCGTCGGCTATACCGTTTGGATCTGGCATTATAGCAATGACATCCCATTGAATGATCTTCTGACCGTCTACCATACAAAGCGCAAGGTTCCTTTGTCCTGGATCTATTCCTATCGTCTTCATTTTTTATTTTAGTTTATATTTGATAAGTTTTTAATAGTATTTTAACCAGATCGATACTATTCGACGGCGTATACATCGATGGTCGTCGATTCGTACAATTAATATCATCGACTTTGCAGTTTTTAAATATTTCGATCTGACTCGGTATTTCCTCGCACATTTTTTTCAATCCCAGTGATGCTCCGATCATGCCTCCGACGATCGCGCAATTCGTATCGGTATCGCCCGCCTGTCTCAAAACAAGTCTCATCGAATCTAAAAAATTCATTCGACGAGTCAAACACCAAAAAGCATACGACCATGCTATTTTTGCCCATCCAATCTTTTGGTTTCCAGGCAACAACGGACGAGACAATTGTTCGTAATAAGATTTTATGCCATCTCCATGATCGTGCGCAAATTTCTTCACGACGTCCAATGCTCCGATAATATCACCATGTTCTCTGATGAGATGCCGTATTGCCAAAACATATGTTATCCCGGCATCTTGAGCGGTCTTATTAGAATGAGTCAGACTCTGTTCCGTTCTCACAATTCGCGAGACTTCATCTTCGTCGTTTATAGTAGCACAATACACGGCCAGCGGGGTGATTCTCATGAGCCCTCCGTTGCTTTCCGACGACGCATTGTGTTTTTGAGAATTACGTATGCACTCTGCGGCCCATCCTTCGTCGGTATGTATTTTTTCGAGCAGTGTCCGCAAGGCAAAATACGTCGTTCTGCCCTTATCGAACGGGCGTGACGCCAACCATTCTCCGTAACGACGAGCGATCATTTCGTGGATGCTGTCTGGTCGTATTGCGTCGATGATGCCTCGTGCCAACGATAGAGCCATTTCCGAGTCGTCGGTCACTTGTCCCGGAAATACGTTGAAAGGACCTCCGCCGGGCATCGTGAGTGCTTTTTCTATAGTTTCTTCTGGCACTTCGTTACTAAATTCAGTGAATGACCCAATAGAGTCGCCTATAAATGCACCTACGACACTGCCGAATGCCCTATCTTCGAAATCCGTCAACGTGTGTATATTTTCAAAGAACGTGTCGATCATCATCGTATACTCGTTTTTATAATTTTTTAATAAGTTTTTACATATGTGTCGACATATATTTTATGTGTATTCAATGGGGAGGACTGTCTACATCATCAACGGGAGGCTTATACCGCAGCTCTCGCCACGACGTTTCGCGATCATCTGGATATTGATTGCGATCGTTGATCGGTGCGCTAAAATCCCATTTCGATAACTCCATTGTAGTATCATCATATCCTTCCACTTCCAGATGAGGAACGATAGCGTTTCCTCGCGTAATTTTCTCTACCATCAAAAACGCATCATAGGCCGTCATGGAATCAGCCTCGATGCACCCAGGTTCTAATGCGTTTGCTTCCCGCTTCAAGTCTTCGAATAACAAAGCATCTTCTTGACCGCCGACGAGGCACGAATATAATCTGAGCATATCGACGAGCGATTGGTTTTCAAACATTATATTTATATATTTTTAATATATTCAATTTTTACGCATCTACCGATGCCCTTTAAGTAGTTTGACGCCGTGATTATCCTCGTCATCCGAATCATCCCTTCTAGCACGATCTTTAGAGAACTTCCAAAACGAACGAGCACCCATTCGAAAATCATCTCGAATCTTGGCCTTGAAATGGAAAACGCATATTGTCACAATTGTAATATAAACTTATCATTGCTTAATATTAGAGTATTATATTAGTGATGTTTGGAGATTGTATCTTATATGCAATTTCAAGAAGAGATATTCCAATCATAAACGAAAATAATCAGTTTGATATTGATATTAATAAATTCAAATATTTATATATAGGAATAACAAATAATTTTACAAAAAGAATGCGAGAACATAAATACGCGGCAAATAATATAAAAAAAGGAAAATTATATACTCGCCTTGGTTATCACGGATGGGGAGCATATAAGAAAATCATATTAAAAACAGGTTTAACACGAGATGAAGCTATTTCTGCCGAAATAGAAACAATTTCTTTATACAGAACATTTGAGCTAGGTCTTAATTCTACACCAGGAGGTGATAGTTTTAGAGAAGGCAAGGATCATCACAAAGCACAACCCGTAAATATATATAATAACAATACGGGAGAAGTTACATCTTTTTTATGGATTGGTGATGCTGCAAATTTTATTGGAGTATCGCGAGGTCATATTGGTGGTTCTGCGAATCCAAACGAACATAGAGAACAGATATTTTCTCCAAAATATAATACATGGTTTCAAGTGAGACGTGCTTATGACAATACTCCTTTTGTATATAATATGCCTCTTCCTCGCGAAAAAACGGCAATCTCGCATAGAAAACCTATTGTGATTGTGAATATTGATACACATATAGAAACCGAGTTTGATGGTGTTGACATAGCAGCATCTAAATTAAATATTTCTCAATTCAATATACATACCACAATAAATAGATTTAATAAACAATTCAATGTCGGAAATGATAGATATGATGCTCAATATATTCCAAAGACACGCGATTGGAATTTTTCTATAATTCCTTCAAATAAAGCTAAAAGCTTGGCAGGAGAAAAAGCGATAATTGCCTATGATAAAGACGATAATATAATATACGAGTTTGTTTCTGCATTAAAAGCATTTGAAATGACTGGAATTTCAACAAGCAGCATTTCACAATGTGCAAATCATATAACAAATACAGCCGGTAATTTAGTTTGGGAATTTAAAGATCCAAAAAAACGTGATATATGTGATAAATTACGACCAAGAAAACCAAAAAAAAACTAACTATCGATGACCTTTTAATAATTTTACACCATTCGTAGCTTCGTCATCCGAATCATCCCTTCTAGCACGATCTTTAGAGAACTTCCAAAACGAACGAGCACCCATTCGAAAATCATCTCGAATCTTAGCTTTGAACCAAAATACGCATTCTTCTACATTGTTTGAAATTTTTGTGTTGTCCAAAACTAACACGGAGTAATTTTCCGTACAAGCATTGAGTACTTTATTAAAATCTTCGAAGTTCTCGAAACAACCAAAAAACATATTGTACAGTCGCCAACGGTTCGCTTGAATTGCCTCGCGACACACGAAAAGAATGTCTATATTAGCGCGGATGGCCGGCGGTCCTAGATCGCTGACATATTGACTCGAAAATATCAAGAAAATATTCAAGTGTCTGCCGTTCATGAAGATATAACGCAACACCGGCTTCTTCATGATCGATGAATCGTACGCAAGATCGTCGAGAACGACAAAGACTCGTTTCATATTTCCTTTTTTGGCAGCTTTTTTCTGACGTTCGAGCAACTTCTCGAGAGAAGCAGTGTCAAAGTCGTCGTACACGAAAATTTCCGGGATGAATTTTCCGAAATAACCATTGCCAGCTTCTGTACCGCTCATCACGACTCCGAACGGCAATACGTCTCGTTTAGAATACAATAAATCCTTGATGATGATAGATTTTCCGCTGCCGCGCCGTCCAACGACGCCGACTATTGCTCCCGGGGAAATTGTCGTCACGTCGAATTCGCGAATATTAAAACTCATAACTATAATTTGGTTATCTTTTATTTAAAAAAATTTTACATTATTTCTCGGCCATCAACGCAAGTATTTTTCTCGTGAGTACACTCTGTTCGAAAAAATTTTCCTCGATCAAACTGAGATACAACTCGTATTCTTCGTAATAGTCATCATCTTCTTCGTCCAACGACGTGACGTATTCCTGAAGATCCTTGTACTTTTTCTCGAGTTCGATAAACTCCGCCTTGGCACGCCATATTGCTGTTTTCTTTCTCGTTGCTATCTGTTCGCTCAACTCGTCGCCGGCAAACATCGTTTTATTCGTTCTTTCACGAGGAAGCATTTTCTTGGTGCCCTCCACACGAGGGATTGTGAAAATGTCGTTGATATCGCTGAAGCTCACGCGTTTCTTTATCATTTTAATGTGAAAATAATAAACAAACAAATTATATGAAATATTCCTCCGGGGTCAAATGACAATCAACCCCTTGAATACACTATTTTCTCGCCGAGCTTCTTCTCGGTCAACTTCAACGCGTCGGTAAACGACGGAACGCTCCATAGCAACCAGCGACTCCAGAACCCCGCTGTATATTTGCCGGCACGAGTCCAATCTTCTCGCTTGCGATGGCGATCGACATACCTTTTCATACGCTCTTTATCGTGATGAATTGTATAATTTTCATAGGGCCTGCTCCCGAAGCGAACTGTTTTTAGTTTTTTGTCTGTTTTATCGTCGAAGAATACCGCCTGAAACTTTTTCTCGCCACTCTTAAGTTTAGTCAGCTTCACAACCATATTATATATTATATAATTATTTCAACGCTCGATGGATTTTTATTGACGCAACATTTTTCTCGCGTGGTATTTTACGAATCTCCGAATATCGTCGAATGTGGTGTTTGGAAAATTCCATTTTTTACAAAAATACTCTATGTCATGTTCACAATCATCGCCGTTCCAACGATTCTTGAAAAAAGAGAAATCGCGTTCTCCTTCGAGCTTCGCATTATTCAAGTACGTGACGACCGACGTGGGCTCGATGTAAATCTCGTGACCATCTCGCTTGGCAGCCAAGCACAGATCGATGTGTTCGTGTATGCATTTGTACGTAGGATCCAATAGATCGCGCAACTCCGTCTTGATGAGAACGCAATGATATTCTATATAATCGCACGTCTTTCTGAGCTGCGTTCGCAACACGCTTCTGTGTTCGTTTATCATATCGTGTCTCTCGTGAAAGCTCCCGTCTTCTTTGATCGTTATAGATCCGCCGAGCATGTGGATCTTATCTTTGTTCCACAAATATGCCGGAGCCACAATTCCCGCATCGGTTTCCTCGGCGCATCGCACTAGATTTTGCAACCAATCAGGATCGAAAAGAATATCGTTATCGGTGAAAACGATGTATGGGGTTTCCACGAGTTCGGCGGCTTTGAATCTATTAAATTGAGGAATCGTAGAATCGGATTTTATGACGCTATGTATGCCGGTCAAATCTTCGGGAATTCCGCAGTCGACCAATATAAAATCGTAGAGATCGTCCGGAGTATTCGCTCTGAGACTCTGAATACTCTGAAGCGTCGTAGAGTATTTCTCGCGAACTGTCATCACGATCGTTACTTTTTTCATTTGCTAATATATTATGGATATATTATTAAACATCGCAAAAGAACGGCTGTATACATCTGACGAAATCGAAATGCTACAAAAAGGATATCTCATAGCGGAAAAATTCTCTAAGAATAGATTCAGATATAGAGACCCCAAAAGGCCGTTTCTCGACCACCTCGTCGGCACGTGTAAAATTCTCATGTATTCGAACGTGAACATCGAAACAGTCATCGCTGGTTTATTGCATTCCGTGAAGCCGCTCCAACAGATATACGAGCTCGACCAAAAAGTAGGAGAAATAGTGTCCAATTATTTCGATACGTCGTTGACTCCCGTCCGCAGCATACCGTACGAACAACTGACAGACGTCCAGTGGGCTGTTTTGAGCATACAAATCGCGAACGAATACGACATGTTTCGCGCGAAAGAAATAATATGATGCTATTATTAATGATTTCGGTGGCGATCACGACTTCCACAAAATACGCCGATCTATTAAAAATGACAATTCCATACAATTATATATTTTTCGAAAAATGGTACATAATTACTCACCCAGACGATTCGGAGACCATCAACGTTGTACGAGAGTACGATCATCCGAACATAGAATTAGTTTTCTTTGATTTTTACAAAGACGGAGCATTGTTCGACAAAGGCGGCGCCATACGAACGATTCAACAGCAGATTCCGAGCGGAACTCCAGTTCTTCTCATCGACTCCGACATTATATTGCCGGAAAATTTCTTGCAATTGATACCGCTCGATATGGAGCCCGACGCGCTATACAGCACGAAATTTCGCCACGAGTTTTATTCTATAATTAATCTTCGACATAAGAAACCAAACAAAGTTTACATCAACGATTTTAGCGGATTTTTCCATTTGTACACGCAATCGCCAACAAGATTGTACGAACACAGTAGAGATGCATCGGTTTGTGACTTTACATTCAAAAATACATTTCCATTCGAGAAGCGTGTGGTTTTACCAGATTTGATCCCGAAACACCTTGGCAGAGAAAAAATAAATTGGCAAGGTCGAAAAGGTTTTGATTTTGTCAAATGATCATTCTTGTTCAAAAATATAATCCAAATACTTGGCCGTATACAGGACATCGCGAGGCGGACTAATGATATCGGAAATTACCAGATCGTCATTCTGTTGGTCGATCACGATGATGGATATCTGCGTCGCTTGTGCGTAGTTCTTCATTTCCTGTTCATTGACGTTGCTAATCAGCACGTTCCTCAGAGGTTCGTGTTGATTGAACTCGTACTTGATGTCGAGATGTTGACCGACAAACAGATTCGCATATGGATCGATCAACTCCTCGGTGAAAGTATCGAAAGGGTTGTACAGCAGTCGATGGTCTACGGCTTGAGCAAGATGAACTGCGGGAGGAAGTTGACGGAACGAAAAAATAGCTGGGCCATGAATCCCGCGAACTGCATGTGCATGGCCGATGCCGGCGAATTGCGTGTGATTAGTCGAAGGCGCAACCACGAATAATTTTGACATCTTATTATTTATAATAAGTCATATATTATAAATATAAGTTTGACGATATAAATTTGACGATATTTACAGGAATCCAGCGGGTTCGCAATCGCCCCAATTGCGATACGACACTTTCACGATGTCGCGTTTCTTGTACTGCCACCGAGGGTTGATCGTGGTAAACATGTATTTTGTCCTGATTCTCTTGCCGTTGCACCTCCGCCAGAAAATTATCTGGAAACGCTTGTAGTCCTCTGAAATATTGAGAATCCTGCCCTTTACAGTGGTAAAATGAGATTCGTATTTTTCTTTCTTTCTAAAAAAGAATACTGCCACGGCGATCAATATCAGAATCGGCAACATGATCATGATATTCGCAAGCATTATGATGATATATATATATAAAATATATTTCTATTGTATAATGTCATCGCCTCGATACGCGCTTTCACCCGGTCCTGGTATGCCGGAATCCCGTCGCATTCCTAAACATATTAGGGAGAGAAAAACTCCGTTGAAAGTCGAGCCCATCCCGGGTGCACAGGAAACCACGAGGATGAAAATCGGCAAAGTAGGCATCGGTTTTGACCCTACGCCATATGGCGAGCGCATTGGTGACGGTGTTTTTGGCAAAATATACAGATGCCGGGTGACGGAAAATTTCATGAAAGACTTGAAGAGTGCTTTTAACGCCGGTGGTGTGAAGGTCTTCGAGAGTTTCCCCGCAATTGGATCTTTCGTGATAGTCAAAATTGTAAAACAAGAATATAAAAAGCCGACCGAAGAATTCTTCGAAGAGTCCGCACGCGAAAATACGGTGCATTCTAAATTGGCAACCCAACAGTGTAGCTCGTCCGCTCTCGCATGCATATCGAATTTCGTCCCCGAGTTTTATGTATCGTTTGTTACGAAGCTGGCTAGAACCAAAACCCATGAATGCATAACTCTCATGGGTTCCGCCGGCATGACTACTATTAAAAATGCGAGAAAGTCGGGGATGTCCGCAGAGTTTTATGCGCGTGTCGAACAAGCCGTGTGTGCTCTGTGGCTCGCAGGGTACATCCACGGGGACCTGCACCTCCAAAACATCATGACCGACAATAAAGGAAATGTCAAGTTGATTGATTTCGGGTTCGCCGCTAAAATGCCCGAATCGTTTGTTACGTTTATCTCGCAAGGCGTCAAGCAGATGATTCAATCAGGATCCGACAAGAGTTTGGGAGACCTGTGGACTGAAGGGAAGATGAACGGGACGCAAACTGTAGTCGATTACTCAAATCGTCTCATGAAAGGACGTGGATACGGTTGGTACAATCCGGATTACAAATCATTGAGGAGGATTTACAACGACATTCCGAGCGGAGGCAAAAAATTACTCCCAGGTATACGTTCTAAGTTATGGGGCATCATGCGCGGATCTCCTCTAGAAGAGGGAGAAATACGCCAGAGCCCCGTGGCACCCCGTAAACAATGGGTCCCTGCGAACGGGAAGTACTGGGCAGACGAATCAAGCCCAAGCCCGTACAGACCGCCCAAAAAATCACCGACACCAAAATCACCGTCCCCAAGACGCCTGACGCCTCCGGCTTTACCGCTTCCAAGGTTATTGTCTAAAACGCTCCCAGTATTGCCAAAAACACCGCCGCCAAAAAAACTCGCTCCAGTTGATAGGCTGAACAAAGTTAACGCCAAAGGACGGAAAGTATATAGAAATATCTTTGGTCGCACGTACGTGGAACAAAATGGCAAGAAGGTGTACGTGAAGAAACTGTTCACGCCGAAGAGAAATGCCCCCGTTCCCGCCCCCGTTCCTGCCCCCGTTCCCACACCCGTTCTCGCCCCCGCACATATGGAGAAGTCTCAAAGTAGCCCTGCGATAAATACCGAAAAGGTAGACGCCAAGAAACGCAAGGTGTTCCGGAATTCTAAAGGGCGTACATACGTGAAACAAGACGACAAGAAGGTATACGTGAAGAAACTGTTCACGCCAAAGAGAAACGAGGTTGCACCGACGAGAAACTCGCCCGCAACCACGCCCACTCCGCCGGACGTAATCAAAGTGCCCAAGACGGAGCAGGGCGAAATAAATACGCGAAAGGTGAACGCGAAGAACCGCAAGGTGTTCCGCGATTTCAAGGGACGCACCTACGTGAAACAAGGCAACAAGAAGGTGTACGTGAAGAAGCTGTTCACTCCGAAGTAATTAGTTCCGCTACGATCGACCGGATGTCGCGTTCGACTTGATGGATTTCCGAACGATTCAAAAATTTATGTGGCATCTGCCCTCGTTTGAATTCGTTAAGACCGAATGGAGATGTCATGCTGTCTCGACACCAACAGCTTCCTCGGACGTTTTCGAAACCGAATATGCTGGCGTATTCCATGAAACGCTCTCGTTCTGCCCCGGGCGGAGCATCGTAAGTGATCTCCAAAATGCGCACGACCGGACCGTGAGTTCGAACCCATTTTGCAGAACTTTCGGACATCTGAAAATGAGAAATAAGTCTAGCGTAGATATTCGAAGTATCACCAACGTAGATTTTGTTGTTGCTCAGCTGCAAAACGTACGTGAAGAAGCGATTGCCGTTCGTGTGATAGGAAGGTCTTCCAAGTTTTGTGTACTCGTTCGCAACATGTACATTCGATAGAGACGAATTCTTGAGAGCTTCTAACAAATTCCTTGGTAAAGAGACGACGGAGTCCATTATATAATGATATTATGTGTGTTAAGTTATTTGATCCCGGTGAATCATATCGTCACGCAAAATATTATATACACATTCATTCTCATTAATGTAAAATGTTTATGTCTTCTCGACCCCAACTCGAGCCGGGCTCATGCTATTGCCAGACTTCGGAATTTCATATTTATGATACTTTGGCTTCGGTGGACGTATGCCAACAATGCGGGGTTGTCGTCGATCAAGTCCTGTACGATAATTCAGAATATGAATTTGGAGACGATGGAAGCGATAACAGATCGCACGGAGTTGCCAACTACACTCCTTACATAGATAATAACAGCACGCTTTCTAAGAGACTTCAGGCTTCACTCATGACTCCCGAAGAGAGAGACGCGCGCGACCGAAGGAAGGTAGTGGAAATTGTTTGCGACGCTTTCAAGATCCCGAGGGAAAACGTAATTTTTGATACCACGATGAACATTGCGGCGTCGCATCGGGAGAAAATAAAGCTTTCGGGACGCAAGAAAATTGCCGTCATAGTCGCGGCGTTTTACTTTGCATGTCGGATTCATCACGCAGCACGAGATGCGCAAACGATCGTCAAAGTTTGTGGACTGGACAATCGTATGATGAATTTTGGGATCAAGAGTATTCGCGAGATACTCGCAGGATCCAAACACATGGCTGCCATCGATGATAATATATCGGCCAATCATACGATCGCGGGGCGCTTCGTCGAAATGCTCGACATCGACGACGGTGTGAAGAAAAATCTCAGAAAACAAGTATGGTCGACGATCGACTCTCTGTCAGACGCTTTCACGACGGGGCGCAAGCCGAAGACGGTGATCTCCGCCATCATCGTCATATGCATGTTTCAAAACAACATTTCCTTCGATAAAAAGGAAGCGTCGTCAGTATTTGGAGTGTGTAGCCAAAGTATCGATACGTGCATGAAGTTTTTGCAGAAAGAGTACAACTTGAAGTTTTAATAACAATTTAATAAAATATATATCTGTAAAATCACGATGCTGACCTTTGAAAACTTTGGCAACAAATGCTGGTTTATCACGGCAATCCAAGCCGTGTTACATATTCCAGCGATCGCAAATCTCATGCGCGACGATATTTTTCAACAGATCCTCGTGAAAAAGCGCAAGAATTCCACAGATTTTGCGACAGAACTTTCGAGGATCGCGCAAGAGTACTGGAGCACGTTCAAACACGAGAAAGTCGCACATTTAAACGAGCTTTTTGAGATATTCATAAAAATCAATAGAAACTTTGCCGGAAAGAAAACATACGACGCTACCGAGGCGTTCCTGGCGATTATCGAAACTCTCGACGGCGCATTCGTTGCCAAGGAACCGATTCTTCTTCAAGAACCATGCAATGCCAACGCGTGGAAAGAACACATTGATAAAACAAAAAGCTCGTTCTTGTCAGACATCATTCTCGGGCAATCAAAACGAACGTATAAGGGAGAGATCACATACGAGCATTTTTCTGCACTGACGTTGTCGAAGCCGTCCGTTTCTGAAGGGATAGAAGATTACTTGCGCGACGAAGATACTGGAATCATCAGAGAATTCACAAAATTGCCGTTGATCTTGCCGATCATATTTCAAAAGACGGCCGACAAGCAGTTCATTCATTACGAAACTTCGATGAACGTCATGGATCTGGAATATACGTTGTTTGCCATCATGTTGCACACCGGAAATCACTGGGTGTCGATGTGCGCCAATGCAGGAGTGTGGTATCTACTTGACGATTCAAAGTGTACGAGGATTTTTGATCTGAATACCTTGATTCAACGAGATGCCATTCTTTTGCTTTACAAGAGAAAATCTATTAGAACAATTTGAACAGTTCTTCTACGCTGATATTCTCGCGAATATTGAGCAATGTCTTTTCATAGGTAAGCACGTCATTGGGCTGTGATTTGTCGGTTCTGATGCCAACGACGTCCCACACATTGTTCGTGATTTTGCATTCCACGATGGTTCCAACGGGATAATTTCCTCTAATTTTTCCGATCGCAACATCTAGTTTGCTGCGGGAATCATACACGCCGATAATGCTATTATCCATCACGACAAAATCTACCGTATGAGTCCCGTGGGGCTTCATCTTGAACATATCGAAATTCCGGCCGTATACGACTTGATCTTCCTTTGGAACCAGAACGACTCCGTCGGTATGATATATTCTTTGAGAATCCTCGATCTTCTTGCGCGCATTCGCATCTCGAAGATCGGTCCATGCTTTCATTCTGAGCTCCACCGGATCCTGCGGAGCTATTTTAAAATCTTTGAATCCTCGGCGCATCGCGATCAGCCTTCCTTCGAGGTTTGTATGCGATACCGTGACGCCGCTCACGATCACCGCATCGAACAAGATAAAGCATTCTCTGCCAGATTTGTCCACGGTCAACTCGCCGTCGAAAATCGAACCTTGGAACAGCACTCGCGGAATGGCTTTCAGAGGAACCAGAAATGCTGTCATCGATCGGTCGAGTATCACGCAAACCTTAAATCCGAAGAGTCTCGCAAACATCATGACGAACCGAACGCCGTCGGTTTTCTCGGCGATCACATACTCTTTAGTCCGCAGCTTTTCGAAATCCTTCCGTTCGATGCTCACTGGATTCGGACCGGGGAGCCGCGGGGTCTTGTGATCGTCCATCGCCAGCTCTCTCATGATGCGGATTATCTCAGAGTGAGAATTGCCCACGAGGCGATGCAACGCGATATTTTTGCCATTGATCGCAAGAGTTTCCTTCTTAGTTTCTATTTTCTGCGTGTGAATATTCATTTAATGATTTTATGCCGAACTGGTATATATGTTCAAGAGTGTCGATATGAGAATATCATATCGACAAACTGCTCGTGGAACAAATATTACAACAAAAGCGATGTGCCGGCTGCGGCGGACGCAATTTTGCCGAGTGGTGACAATTCGGCATCGTCGATTCCGATCACTCCGTAGTGCATCGCTAACAATACGTGAGCAAGCTCTTTTTTATCCAAGGCAGCTAGCAAGTAACCAACGACTCCGAGGAACCGCATCTTGTGAACGTTAGACAATGCGGCGATGACAAAAAAGCGCTTGTCATGACATTGGATAGCATATGCCGCGGACAGTTCTCCGGCGGAAGAAATGTATTCGCCGTTTATACCGGAGAGACACGCGAGAAGGAGCAGTGCAAATAAATGAAAGCGAGATTCCATGTTATATAATAGTATCATTTTATTTTTGACATTTCTTGCTGGTACTTACTTTTCAAATCGTCGATTATTTTTTGCTTCGCAACGAGTTCCGCCGCTAAAGTCGCGTTCGATTGATTGATGATCTGTTGAGTCGCTTTAGTTCCCGCTACGATTTTTTGACCTTCTTTTGACACGATGCCCGATTTTAATTGTTCTTCCACCGACTTGTTCAACAGCGCAACTTTGCTCTTCAAAAACTGTTCGTCAGCGTCGTCTTCTTCCGCTTCGTTCTTTTTCAGTAAGTATACCAATGCACCGAATATGATTCCTATAGTCACGACGATCATAGCGATCGTGATGATCATCCATTTAGACATCTTTTAGTAATAACAAAACATTTTATATTTTTTTGTATTTATTACATTTTCAGCATGTAAATATTCCGGTGTTCAACGATCGAATCTGTCATAGGCCTGCCTAATACGTCAGTAGTACTCGTTTGGTACAGACCCCACTTAGGTCCCCACGGCGCACGAGCTTTCGTAGTATCCAGATTGATCCCTTTGAATGGATCTCCATTGACGGACATCTGGTAAAATCCATTCTTGGCGAACTTTATTCTTATCCGGATCGACACCCATTCTTCGCGCGGGATCGATATGTCTCTTGCAGTCAGAATTTTGCTACCGATACCGCCCGAAAACACGAACAGACTTCCAGTTACGTCGTTGCCTTTTATTCCTGTGAGCGACTGGAATGATCCATCGAATACGGGTTGCATGATGTTGCAATAACTTCTCGAGGGCACGAAGTTCTTGTCGAGTTTCACCGTCGTGGCGATCTCCCACGTGTCTCCTTCTTTTATGGTAGCTTCGAGAGCCGAGACTTCCGCGCGACTCTTGTCGTGATACTTTCCATCACGCTTCCCTTCGTTCCACTGCAAGTCCCTGTCGCCATCGTACCACGCGCCTTTCGTTCCGCGAGGATTCAGCGGAGTCCACGGGTTGCCACGGTGACGAAGTTCGAACCGAAAATGCCTCGGCGCAATTTGCGTGATATTTGTGATCTCCGGAGCAGCGCCGCGAGGAAACACGAGCGAGTTATCGACGCTCCTGCCATTTTTGCCAAAGTCTTTCAGACTTTCCGCAATGATGGCGCCCGGAGGAGGTGCTCCAAACTCTTGCGGTGTGGGTTTCGGCGCCGGAGGAGGTTTCGGAGAAGGAGTCGGTGGTGGAGGAGTCGGCTTGGGAGTCGGCTTGGGAGTCGGCTTGGGAGTCGGCGGTGGAGGAGTCGGCTTGGGAGTCGGCTTGGGAGTCGGCGGAGGCGTGTTGATCGGAGGAAGGGGGTACGAGCACGATTTTAAGCTTGAATTCCATACGAGACCAGGAGGGCAGTTCATCTTTGCGGTTCCGTTGTAAAAGAAAGGATCGCCGTCTTTTCCCCATAAGTCGTCAGTAGCGGGACGGATCGGCGCAATGGTATTGCTCGGAAGTTCGGGGAACAGCTTCTCTCGGTCGTTGATGGTGCCCTGTGGAAATGACATTATAAATAGCGTATATTTTTATTCGTGTTTTTTCCCGCACAGAATGCATTCGCCGGTAGTCATCATTTCATAAATCTTCACTAGCATTACCAATATGAATGTCAACATTATGACAGACACGATTGTTGCGTAAAAAACAAAGGGAGGCACCGGTCCTCTCGTTCCTACGATTCCTACGTTTTGATATAATGGCCGCAAAAAGGTTTCTAGTACCGAACGATTCATAATATAAGTGTACATATTATTTTGGTCGTTCATGGAATCGGAGTACCTGGTCTCGAGGGCGGTTTGTCGATACGGAGAATGACGATATGCCGTCAAGTATGTGGCTCGGATATTCAGCCGATCGTAGAAATGGAGTACCTGGACTCGAGGGCGATTTGTCGATACGGAGAATGGCGATATGCCGGCAAGTATGTGGCTCGGATATTCAGCCGTTGCTGGAATCGGAGTACCTGGACTCGAGGGCGGTTTGTCGATACGGAGGATGACGATATGCCGGTGATTATATGGCTCGGATATTCAGCCGTTCATGGAATCGGAGTACCTGGACTCGAGGGCGGTTTATTTAAAATATCATATCGACATATTTGATATTGGACCGCACATAAAAATATCATATAGAGTCCAAAATTTTTTGTAATCTGTATACAGATATATTCGTTTCGAAGGAAAGGTCAGATATGAGCTTATCTCTTAGACTGAACAGTATCCACGATCTTGTCGGTCGTCGAGCGTTGACTATGACAAAACGAGTGTTGAAGTGCTCGACTAAGAGCGACATGGATAGAATCGCAAAAATATCACATGTCTCATAATCTATATCAGTTATTATATACACGCCATCTCGTGGCTTGATCTTCAATACCACTATAATTTGGCGATCACAAAAATAAAGAGTCACTATTCTTCCGGTTCCATAAATTCTCACGTGCCCAGAAAAGTTTACGAGGTGGTGCATGTCCGGAGAATAATACGTGAATATCCCCTTCGAATCGTTGATGCTGTGAACGAGGTAATCGCTCACGGCAACCGCCACTTTTCGAGCGGCGATCCTCATTTCGATATCGTTTCGAATGCCCGCGTATTTGATGTAAATTCTTCTGAGAACGTCGGGAGACAGACCATCGAAGTCCATACAATATAAAAATATTATTTGCTTTGTATAATGAATTCGTTCTTGCTGTTCGTGCTCCTCGTCGGCATCATTCTAGTCGTCACGAACCAGCTCACATACGATCGTCCTAGAGAGATTCAATACCGATACTTACCACGCGATCTCGACACGTACATCAGGACTCAAGAGTTCCCAAGCGCTCTGTTCGGCTCGATGTGGACTTCTGCTGGAGACATCCGGCGTGGCGGAGATGGAGGTTCGAATCCTCCGGGTATTCGGCAGTCGAATTAAATATTTGGTACATATAAATGAATTCGCTCGATGATTTTGCCGTGATGTTTGTCAGCATGATATTGGCAGGATTACTGAGCACGATGAACATATTCGTCGACAATCCTCGAGATATTCGCTGGAGTCTGAACGACGTGTACATGATATTGTTGATGACCGGATGGATGTTTCTTTTCACAGGAATGTTCCATCAAAATTATAAGCTCGTCGCCGCGAGCGCCGCCATGGTACTATCGATGTTCTTGATCGCGCGCGCTCAGCTCGGCATAGACGGAGATCAATACAGGATCGGCATGATTCCGCATCACTCGGCAGCCGTGTACATGAGTAAACGATATTTGGCGCGCGGAGAGCATAACGAAGCGCTGAGAACACTCGCCAAAAACATAATACGATCTCAAGAACGCGAAATACAAATTTTGAATGTCATTTGATCCCGGCGATTGTCATTTGATCCCGGCCGCATCATATCGTCACTCGCGAATATAAAAGCCGGGTGTGCATTCATAATGTATCTTCTTCATCACCGCCACCATCATACGATAAACAAACCAAAGAAAAACCAAAGCCAAACAACTTAACAGTTCTCAACACAACCAAAGCAACTACTTCACAATGGCTCCTATCTTCACCGCTAAGACCTTCGAGTCATCCGCCATCTCATTCGGCCCCGTCGAGAAGAATCGTATGGGCGGCAAATTTATTCCACTGACCAACGAGCATGGTGCCAAGACAAAAATCACTAT